AAACGGTGTACATTAATTAGATTTTGTGGTATAATAGATCCATCAAATCAAAAGGAACCAAAATGATCACACTTACTTCCACCGGTCTTCGTCACACAGCAACTCAAGGGTTTTACTCTGGTGAAGTTGCTGAAACAGGTGTTGTTCCTACGACAGTGAAACGCGGTCGTGGTCGTCCTGCTAAGAACGTATCCGAATCCGGTGCCAAATTTGACTTTTCGGCTTTCCTTACGCCTGTTAAATTGCCCGCTTTCAAAGGTGCTCGTGTATACACCAAGTTGAGCAAATAATATGAAAAGCTTTATGAAAGATCTCTCGCAAGCTCTCGTAATGGCGTCACTCGTTGGTGCACCATTTGCCTATTACTTTATGTACGTGATGAAACCATGAAAATTCATTCTGTGAAACCAACGCGTTACGTCATCATCGATACGTCTATTGGCATTTTTAAAGTGTACGATGACGACAGTCTAACGATGTGGTCATCTCCATCGAACGCATTTCCTGGTGCTTTTGTCTGGTTCGATGAAACTGACTTAAATCCAGTCGACCTCGAAAAGATTATCAAACTTAGTAAAAAGCATATGCCAATGCTTTAGGAATAAAATGATGTACCAAGATGCTGTCACTGTGGCGCAACTTAAAGTTGCGTTAAATGCTATGCATTTCAGTTCTGCTTCGGAGAAGTTACTCAAAGAATTAGACGAATTGATTGAAAAAGCGATCGAAGAATATGTTGCTAATATGAATATGAAAGCGCATTAATGATTACGCATACCATAGATAAATTACATTATAGTGAATATACGTCATATTTAAGTAAGGCACGTTCATTGGACATAGAAGTGAAGTCATTTAAAGTAATTGATTTTAAATCTCTAACGCTGACTTTACATGGTTCTTTAAAATCTATTGAGAAGTTTAAAGAATACGCTAAGCAAGTAGATTCGGATTTGAATACGATAAACACTGTTGCGAGACTCTTTCCATGAATTCATCAGAATTTTATACGGCAATAAGCGTTAAGACATACAACAAAGATACTATCACCGTGACTGTGTATAAATCAGATGGCGACGTCGAATATGTCGGCGAATGGTGGAATAGAGAAGAGATGAATAAATTTTTGTTGGAAGAATTTAATATAAAATAACAAAAGGTCCAAAATGAAATTGACTAATCAAGGTTATACGTTAGAAATTAAAGATCAGAAATTCACTCTTTCTAAATCTGAATTGGAAGAATTGCATAAAACAATTACTGATGCTTTGGGAAAAGATTCCGTAAATTATAATCTAAATTTGCAATATGTGCCGCCGGCGCCTTATTTCATACCGGAATATCAATATAGAATGCCATTGTACACCGTTACATGCTTGAATGGTGCTACGTGATTATTGGCTTATACATATTATACGCACTTGTTCAAGCAGTATTCTATTCGTACATGGTGCGCAATAAAACAGTGAGTGGATTTATTACATTTGTATGTTTTGCACCGGTGATCACGATTATGATTATGTGGTTCATTTATTCAATAATTAATTCAAGAAACGGTGTACAATAATCAAGATTTAGTGTATAATTAATTTATCAAAATAAGGAATGATATGATTACTACATTAGATTTTTGTTCTGGCACTTTAAACATGTATGTTTCGTCAAATGGTAATATGATTCCTAAAGGGAGTAAAGTTGATGTGTACACAGTGCAAGACGATCGAGATCTTTACGTGCAAGTATGCGCAATTGATCGCGAATGCAAGCCAGTTAAGTTGCCATTTTACGGCACCAGCGTTGAAATGCTTCTTGGTATGAGGAAATATTAATGACTAAGATTGTCGTAAATCGTTGTCATGGTGGATACGGGCTTTCACATGAAGCGATGCTTCGTATCTGTGAATTAAAACAAATGTCTGTTTTCTTTCATGAAGAAGATGGGTTCTATTATTACTACACGGCGCCATACGAGCATTTAAGCGAAATGGATCGCAGCGAATTGTATCTCAGTGAGTATTCATTTGCGCGAGATGACAAAGAATTAATTCAAACTGTCGAAGAATTAGGTGACATGGCATCGGGTTCATTGGCGTACTTAAGTATTATTGAAATACCCGATGGCGTAGAATGGTTGATACAAGAGCACGGTGGATATGAAATAATTGCAGAAAAACATAGGACTTGGTAATGAAATATAAACACAAAATTGATATGATCATCGAAAATTTTGACTTCGAAAAAGCTGAAAAGGTTATGATTGCTCTTGGTTGGCATTGGTCGACGTTTGATGGAACGTGCTATAGGCCAAACGTTGAACAAATGAAACTCATGGCAACAGATCTTCTAAATGGCGCAGCATCAGGCTTGATTGCATCAGGCGAAAATAGCTACTACAATAGGTCGGGCGGATTTGACGCTCAGGCATATTTGGGCGAAGACAACGAAATTCAATTGCGACTCTCTTTCAGCGCAACAGACTGGGACACCGAGGATTGCCAATGATTTTTTGGGTTTTTGCATTTATTGTACTTTGGTCTATGATTATTGTCGGTATTGCGTCATGGCAATATATGTACGTGAGTTCAGGCGAAAATTGGCATGCAATTAAAATCATTCTCTCAGCTGGTATAATTGCTTTTTTCTCTCTACTCATTTTAGCTCTTATAACTCTATTCTGATAATACAAATGCTTGAAAGACTTCGACAATTTCTTATTCGATTGTGCACGCCGATGCCCGAAAGTGCGTGCACACATAATTGTAATCAGGGCCGCACATGTGATTGTGTGAAACCAACGAAAGATAAATGATGGAAAAAATTAAAGTAGCTGTATCCGATCTTCTTGCGCAATTGAAAACTAATCGCGAAAATCACGTTGTAGAATACGAAGAATCGATGGTCGCATATCGAGAAGCGATGGTAAAAGAGTTGAATAAACTTTTGAAAACCGCTAAGAAAGGTGGAGACATTAATCATTCGCTTAATGTATTACGTCCCGTGAGCTTTGTCGATTCGTATGATGAAGCGATTGCGATGATGGAATGGACGACTGATAGTGAGGTTGAACTTAGCATGCATGATTTTAAATGTTATGTGCAAGATGTGTGGTCATGGAAACATCAGTTTAATGCGATCACGTCGTCTTATAGAAATTGATTAACAAATAATCATATCTTTGATATAATTAATTTTTAATAGGAATCACAATGCAAGGAGTCCAACAAGTGCCAGCACTACTAAGAGCTAAAGTTACAACAGAAGACAATATGAGTATCAGCAAAACCGTTGGACTTAAAGTTGGATACATGGTATTAGACGAATTTAATCGTGAATTGGGATATGCAACTAGTAAAGTGTTTCCATCCGAATCGACTGCGAAATCGTATGCCCAAGGTCAAGAAGTTATTAAAGTCGATGTGATACGCAAATTTGAATGAAAGATATTATGATTAGCAAAAGTGAATTGATGGGTTATTTGTCTGAAGGTGCTATGACAGTTACCTTCACTAAAAAAGATGGAAGTGATCGCGTTATGCGTTGCACTCGCAACTTTACTATGATTCCCACAGAATCTCATCCAAAAGGTGATGGATTCGAAATTAAAGATGATGACAATATCAAAGTATTTGATCTTGATCTGAATCAATGGCGTTCGTTTAATTATACAACTTTGAAGGCATAAACATGAGCACACAAATTAGCAGCCCTGCAGATCGTAAGAAGATCAAAGACGCAATTATCGAAATCAGTGATTCGATGACTCGTATTGCGGGAGAACGAGACTTTATCAATGAAGCAGTGAAAGCCATCGCCGATGAATTTGACTTGTCAAAGAAAGATCTAAAGAAGATGGCTCGTATCTATTACAAGCAAAGCTTCCAAACAGAACAAGCCGAGATGGCAGAACTAGAATCTCTGTACATCACTATCATCGATAACAAAGAATAAATTAATGTGATTCATAAGAAGACTTGACTTATTCAGGTCTTTTTGTGTTTAGTGTACATTAATTCGTGGATGTGGTACAATAAACTATGAAATTAATTCTTATTCGCGGCCTTCCCGGCTCAGGCAAATCGACTTTAGCGAAGAGTCTTGCAAAGCCACAAATCACAATTCATCTTGAAACTGATCAGTTTTGGGGATTGAACTATGATTTTAATTTTGGCAAACTTAACGAAGCACATACATGGTGTCGAGAAGAAACTAAAAAGTACTTAGCGATGGGCATGAATGTCATTGTGTCAAATACATTTACGACTAAAAAGGAACTGAAGCCGTATTTCGATATTGCTAAGAATTTTGATATCGTTCCAACTGTTATTGTTTGCCAAAATTCTTTTGGGAATATTCATAACGTTCCAGCAGAAGTCTTGCAGAAAATGCACGATCGTTTTGATTATGACATTTCACGCCTATTTGCACAGGAGAAATAAAATTATACTCGTCGACTACTCTCAAACATCGCTTAATGCGATTCTTTCGTTCCAACGTGAACTGCGCGGTGGCGATGAAAAGATCGTCAATCTGATTCGTCATATTGTTCTTACTATGCTTCAATCATATAAGAAAAAGTATGGCAAACAATATGGCGAAATAGTGATCACGTGTGATGCTCGTAACTATTGGCGTCGTGATTACTTTCCTCATTATAAGGCAGGGCGCAAGAAAGCTCGTGACGATTCGGGTCTGCCATTCAAATTGATCTTCGAGACTATCAATCAATTGAAACTCGATTTAGCTGATCACTTTCCATATAAAGTTATCGGTGTCGATAAAGCTGAGGCCGATGACATTATCGCTGTACTCGCTGAATATACGCAAGATAACGACTTCCGCCAAACTGGATTGATCGAAGAACCTCAAGACGTTCTTATCATTTCTTCTGACCATGACTTCAAGCAACTACATCGTTTTGACAATGTCAAGCAGTGGTCGACAAAGACAAAGAAGTTGATTCCACGCGAAAAAGACTATATGACTAATGGCCATATTCAACACATTGTTAAAGCCGGTGATGATGGAATTCCTTCTATTCTAAGTCCCGATGATATCTTCCTTCAAGAAGGTGTACGACAAAAGCCAGTGTCATCTAAGAGACTCGCTGAATTTGTAGAACTTGGATTTGCTGCATGTCGTAACGACGAAGAACGCCGTAACTGGCATCGTAATGAAAAGCTTATTGACTTCAAACATATCCCTGTTGATCTCAAACAAGAAATCATTACGACATATCAGAATACGCCTGTAAAGAAAGATAAGACTGCAATCATGAATTATCTGATTAAGCACCGCTGCCGTGAGTTGCTCAATAATTTAGAAGATTTTTGAAGCGTATACATATTAAGTAGTTTAAAGAAAGAAATATTATGCCTGCGAATAGAAAATTTATCACTGAAGTTTTGGCTGAAATCAACGAAGATCCAACTCATATCACGCAATACAAAGCGCACACGCCTCTTCGTATTTTAATGCAATACGCGTTCGATCCAGCCGTGAAGTTTGCTTTACCTGAAGGTGAGCCTCCTTTCAAAAAGGATGCAGCTCCATTGGGCATGTCTCCTGCTAATTTTGTGCAAGAGTTTCGAAGATTTTATATCTTCACTCCACAAAAGGAATTGGCTCAACCGCGTCGTGAAGCTCTATTTGTTCAATTGCTTGAGAATATTCATCCCGATGAAGCAAAGGTTTTGCTCGCAGTGAAAGATCAAGAGTTGACGAAACTCTATAAAAACATTACACTTGATTTGCTTATTGATAATGCCATTTTACCGGAAACACTCAGAGAAGTGAAAGGAAAAAAGAATGCAGGCTCAACATCACGAAAAAAATCTTAAGGTCATTCTTTGCAAGACTAATGAGGAGTTCTCACAGTGGGTGGGACACCTCACTGACGAAGAAATGACCTACGTTGAATGGCTGCTGAATAGAGCCGAAAATTCTTTAGACAATTTACTAATGGAACAATCTAATCTAAAAGAATCGCATGACGTTTTAGAAAAGATAATGAAAATTTAACGGTGTACATTTAATAGACTTTGTGGTATAATTGCTCTATTGAATTAAAGGATATAATTATGGAAAAAGTGTCTAAGATTTTAGATCAGCTCAGTGAGAACAATTCTCGCAATTTCAAGATTGAATTGTTGACAAAGCATAAAGATAATGCCATCTTTAAACGGGTTGCATTTCTTGCATACGATCCTTTCACTCAATTCTACGTTCGTAAGATTCCCGATTACACTGCAGGAAAGTGTTTTCCCGATATTTCGCTGATGGAAGCAATGGACGAATTGACAAAGTTGTCAAGCCGTGAATTCACCGGCAATCGAGCAATCAATCATCTTGGTTGGATTTTGCAAAATTGTTCTGTTGAAAACGCGCAAGTGATTGAACGCATTATTGGGAAAGATCTTAAGTGTGGTGCGTCTGAGTCGACTCTTAACAAAGTCTGGCCGGGTTTAGTGCATGATTACCCGTGTATGCTATGTTCGGCCTTCGATCAAAAGTTGGTCGATAAGATCAAGTTTCCAGCAATTGTTCAGAAAAAAGAAGACGGCATGCGCTTTAACGCCATTGTTTTAAATGGTGCTGTAACTTTTAGATCTCGCAATGGTAAGGAGATTCAACTTCTTGGAAATCTTGAAGATGAGTTTATTACTATGTCTCGTGGACGCAATGTTGTATTCGATGGTGAACTGCTTGTCGCAAATAAAGATGGAACTATCGCAGATCGTCAGACTGGTAACGGTATTCTCAATAAGGCGAACAAAGGTACTATCACGCCAGAATTGGCAGAGATGGTTCGAGCACAAATTTGGGATGTCATTCCATACGATGCATTTTTAGCTGGAAAATTCAGCGCGCAATATGGCGATCGTTGGGACGATCTGACTAGCTTTAAACTTCCTTCTAATTCTAAGATCAACTATGTCGAATCGGTGTATGTCAACACTATCGAGGAAGCGCAAGAAAGATTCAATCAATATTTGAGCGCAGGCTATGAGGGTATCATTCTCAAAGATCTTAGCGCAATCTGGGAAAACAAACGATCTAAGAAGCAAGTGAAATTCAAAGGTGAAGAAGAATGTGATCTTAAGATTGTCGCAATTCAAGAAGGCGTTGGTAAGTATAAAGGCATGGTTGGCGCTTACATCTGTGAATCTCGTGATGGGATTATTAAAGTCGATGTCGGTTCCGGTCTGAAAGATCATGAGCGTGTCATCGACAATGGTGTTATTGGTAAAATCATGGCGATCAAATACAACACAAAGATCATGAACAAACAAGGCGAATGGTCTTTGTTTCTTCCTATCGTTATCGAAATTCGTGAAGATAAAACTGTCGCCGATTCATTCGAGGAAATCAAATAATGGAAAAGACAAAAGTTAAAGTTTTCAAAAACGGCGTTGAAGTGGGTTGGTATAAAGATATCGTACCCGGCGTTAACGCAGTCGAAGCGACTTGTGAAGCGTTTGGATTTGACATCGCAGATTATGAATTTAAATTGTATGAAGATGAAAATAAAGTTGTCTGGAGTGGTGCGAGAGCCAAATTCGGCGTATAAATAAAATACAATGTTAATACATACACTCTTATCCAGCTGCAAAACACTACCGGTCTATACGACCAGTAATTTTAATGCGCGTCCTCAGCATTCGATCGAGGGTTGGGATGATTAGGGGCTAAGTGTAAGATCGGTAGGATCACGCCAAAGCCCCTCTCGAAAGATTGGGGCTTTTGTGTTTAATGGTGTACAATAAATCGTTAGAGTGTTATAATACATTCTTAGGAAGGAAACTTCCAACGTTCTTTAAAAATTTAGTGAATTTCAAAAACATAGGAAAGAAGTAAGCGCCGGACACGAGTGCTGGTTCACTGCTTCTTTGCCTATGCATATTGAGGACAAATCGATTGGAGCAGATATCGGCCTTTGAAGTCGAGTGATAGGGTTCGATTCCCTAGTCCTCTGCCATATGAAAGCGCATTCACAAGTGCTTTTTCATATGGAGAGTAATGCAGCGGGGATGGTCCTGCGACTGGCCTTGATTTATAAATAGATATGAAGGAGATTCAAAATGCCTATTTGTAAACACTGTCATATTGTTGAATATGAAAAACTACTTTCTTTGAGAAATCATGAAAGACGTTGTTTAGATAATCCAACACGATCAGATCTATCTGCAAAATTTAAATCAGGTGAATTAGTTTCATCATGGTTAGGTCGTAAGCATTCTGCTATTAGTAAAGAATTAATGTCTACTAAAGCAAAAATAAGTAATGGCGGATATCGACAAGGCTCAGGGCGAGGGCGGAAAGGTCGATATAAAGGATTCTATTGTGATAGCAGTTGGGAATTAGCTTATGTTATATATTGTTTAGATCATAATATTGACATTAAGCGTAACACAGAAAAACGAAAATACACGTGGAACGATATAGAAAGAAACTATATTCCAGATTTTATAGTCAATAATGTATTGACTGAAATTAAAGGATATAGAAGTGATCAATGGGATGCTAAATTAAAAGCTAATCCAGACGTCACAGTATTATATGAAAAAGATCTTAAACATATATTTGAATATGTTAATATGAAGTATGGAAAAAATTTCATAGATCTTTACGAATAATTGGAGGGTTAACTGGGCTGGGCCCAGCACTGTCTTGAAAACAGATGGATCGGTGATGAGCCGGTTGGAGTTCGATTCTACCATCCCTCTTCCAAGTTTTATAACACTCAAGTTATATGTTAACATTAGAACTTTTAAGTGATAATGCATAAAACGGTGTACATTAAATAGACTTTATGGTATAATTATTCTATCAAATCGAAAGGATGAATTATGGCACGGAAATCTAAAGATATCGTAACTTATGTTAACGGTGTTAAGCATACACAATGTGCTTATCGCGGTCCACGTAAGAATGAATCTACTTTTGATATCAATAAATCAAAGTACACAGTCTGGACTCAGACAGTTGCAAAATATACACGAGGCACTAATGGTGTACTCGGAACAGTTGAACGAATCGTATAAGGAATTTAAAAATGCCCGCAATTTATATTGTGTCGGATACGCATTTTGGACACGCGGGTGTTTGTAGATTTACACAATCCGATGGTGTCACGAAATTGCGGCCATGGACTGATCCAAACGAAATGGATGAAGCTCTAGTAAAGGCGTGGAATGAAACAGTGAAACCAGAAGATAAAGTTTATCATCTTGGCGACGTTGTTATGAATCGTAGGTCTATTGGCGTAATGCATAGACTTAATGGAAAGAAAGTGCTCATTAAGGGCAACCACGATACTCTTAGAATGGATGAATATGCTCCATTCTTCGAAGATGTGCATGGGTGCTACTCACTGAGTAATATGATTCTGACTCATATTCCGATTCATGAATCAAGCTTTAGAAAATTTAATGCGAATGCGAATGTCCATGGACATCTTCACAGTGATCGAGTAATGGTCACCGATAAACATGGAGTATCTTGTATAGACACTCGTTATCATTGCGTTAGCGTCGAACACACAGATTTTAAACCAATTCTTCTTGAAGATCTCATCAAGAAGATAGAAGAGGAAAGAGAAAATGTATAA